TGAACACCAGAAACAGCATTTAAAGCGACATTTGATTCGATTTCCGCACTCAATTCTTCAACGCGTGCTTTACCGAATTTCATCATGTAATCTTTAACATTAAACATGAATTCTTGAGCGGTAAAATCATGCGCAGAGTTTGCTGCTTGATCGCAAACAAATGGTACTAAGCGCTGTTGTACGCCTTGGAGATTTGCGACTAAGCCTTTAGAAGCAATAGCGCGATTAGGTAATTCAAGGTTGACGGCATTTCCGAGATTCTTTGGTTCGTCAAAACCTTTGAATTTGGTATTTAATTCGTGAATAAAACAATTTAGATTTTCTAAGTAGCCTAACTCTGCATCGCAATAAGTGGCCACTTGTTGTAAGACGTTATTTGGTACAGACATTTTTTAAACTCCGAAATAATTTATTATTCAGAGATAATGGCTGTAACTATGTGATGACTATCCTTTTAACCAGTCTTGATTTTTAAAATCATGAACCGTCATCGAGCCATTATCCTTGCCAACGTTCGAAGGTTTTAATTGACTCAACGGCTCATTAACGGAGGGTTGTTTCTGCGCTTCTTGATTTGTTTTAATCGAGTTTGATAATGCTTGTAGATCACTCATTGCAGTATGCGGAGCATACTGAGAACTTGTGATTAAGCTCACAAACTTCTGGCGATTTTTACCCATTTCATGAAGAACATCTTCTGAATTAGGTAATCCCTGTAACATGTGAATTAAATTCGCCATGTCGCCAGGATTAGAAACCATGTCCTTTACAATCGGCGCAATATTTTCGTCAAAAGAATCAGGATACTTTTCTTTAGCGGCTTTAACTTTTTCCGCAAAAGTATTTGCGATTTGCATTCCTTGCGCATTACGTTGAGCTTGCTCATGATCAGCTTGCCATTTGGCTTTCTCTTCATTCGCAACTCTACGAGCCATCGCTTCCATACTCTCTTGTGAACCACCCATATTTTGAGTAGTCATTTGAGAAGATGGCTGAGCTTGCTGCTGCCTTTGAATTTCTTCAAAAGCTTCTTTCCGTGCTTGCTCGCGCGCTTGATGCTTTTCGTGCTTAATCGCATTATCAAATACTGACTGCGGAATCATTTTTTCAGCAGTAGAACTTGATTGCGGTAAAGCTCCATCCATAGGTATCGCAGTCTGATTTTGTGACATTCCGTTTAAAACTGTATCTGTCATAAAAACCTTTTCTATTGACTATTGCCCCGTCACGGTTATGCCTCTAATACGCAAGAGTCTCGGCCATTTGTTCCCCATGGCTGGGTTAAACACCGCCTAACGAACGGTTCTCGGCTAAAAGATTTATGTGAAATAGCTTTCACTTCCTCACACGAATTTATAGGAAAAGTGTTTAAAAACAAATGGTTGCATGATATCCAGTGATATCCAATGATATCCCTGGATATCCGCCTATATATAGAGTGGTTAATTAGGTCGGAAAGTATGTCGAGTTAGAAAAGCATCAAGGTCTTCTTTGCGGTATTTTGTTAACCTACCCACATGAATAAATGGAAGGTTGATTTTGAGCCAAGCCCACTTTCTCAAAGTAAAGGGACTTAGTTTCAAATAATCAGCGGCTTTTTTTCGGGTTAGTAATTCAGGCATATATTTATCCTAAAATTGTAAAAGGTATCGTGTCTCGAGGCGGCTCAATTGCGCAAGTTGTTGTCCAGTAAGGCTGGTTAATAGGAGGCTGGTTAGTCGCAAAATCAGGATAATAGTTTTTTTGTTCAACGATCACTTGATCAAGCTTTTCTTTAATCATTTGCCAGTCTCTAGGACTCGGAAATTCTCTATCGCGTCTTTCTGAAAAACCTTCAAGCCAACTTTTAAATTCGGTAAATGTCATAATCACCTCTCTTATGCCGCATCATCACCAATAAATTCATCATTTGCGGAAAGGGTCTCTTCGACCCCCTCGACAATTTCATTTAAGCAAACCTCATCTAAATCTAAATGTTCAAGGTTCATGCTTTTTTTCTCCCTTTAGCAGCCATGGAAGCCATTTTTGCAGCACCGTATTTTTTACGTCCGGCAGAAGCAGCAATTGCTTTAGCGCTCTCAGCAGACTTTCCTTTAGATTCTAATTTTTTGGTCAACTTCTCGAATCGACCGCCGCCACCTAATTTCATTGATTTAGCCATTTTGCATATCTCCTGTTGGTTGTTGCATAGGTTGTTGTTGCGCCTGAGTTACGGTATGAGCAAACTCAAGTGCATCTTTAGTGTGTTGATGCAATTGATCGGCATGTGCTCTACTCTCTTGTATCGCATTAAGCGCGCGCTGATGTTCTCCATCAACATGACTTAACGCTAACTCGGTTGCTGCACGCATTCTTTCGGTATTTGATTTTTCTAATTGCACTAGTCGATCTTCATGTGCTTGCTGTGCTTTTAAAAGAATATCCATGCGCTCATTATCCGTTTGCTGTTGAGCAATATCTTGCTTTCTATTTTCGATTTGAGCATCAGACTGCATTTGCTGATTTTTCAATTGTAATTCCTGCTGCAATTGCTGCTGCTTCATCATCATCGGATTATTTTGTTGAGCTGCCTGGGCCGCTTGAGCTTGCTGCTCCTTCATGTTTTTCATAAATGGTTCAGCGCGTTGCTTCATTAAATCAGCTCCGCGACAATCGATATTATCGACTATGATATCTAAACAATCCTGGGCAATAAATTGACCAAATGCGGGCGTTGATTGTGACTGTGCATTAATTGCTTGTAGAGCTTTATTCTTTTGAACCGTGAAGTTAACGCCTGCTTCGACTTTAACTTTTAAAGAATTATCGGGATATTGAAGGTTTACCCCACCCTTATAATTAACCTGTCTGGGAACTTTTTTGCCATCCATCCCGATGGTCGCCATGGTTCGTGGCTCTATGTAATATTTTGGAATAACCTCTAACATGACCTGAGCAACTTGACTTAATCCCTGCATCTTATTTCCAATGTATGGCATAGAGGTTGCATTCGAATTAAATGCTCCTTCAACAATGGCTTTGCCGCTTGTTTGGTTATTATTGATAGCGCCCAAAGAAGCGTCATAACTTCCCAAAACTTGCTGCAATATTTGTTGAGAATTAAAAAATACATTCGAAATTTCTGGAGGTATGGGAGTTCTAACCACTTCCTGAGGAGCCGTTAAACGAATATTGGGATCATTATTGTAAAGTTCGTTATAAACAATAACATTGGGTATCTGATTATTCGTAAATGCATCTTGATAGGATTTTTCAGTTGGTATCGACTGCTTCGATATCTTCCATTTATGCATAACCATGTTTTCAAATTCATTAGCCAATGTTTGACCTGCAAAGTTAATTAGTTTTTGAATACCGACGGCATTATGAAGATAAGGACGGGTAATTTGATAGGTTCGACCGCTGGTTTCAATATATTCAGAATTCCCATCAACAAACACTAAAGGGAGGCTCTTAAAATCGGTTTCAGTATATTCTAAGACCATGTTTTCGATAAATCGATACCGGCAAATACTTACAATTTCGGTTTCACGAGGCTTTCCTACGATCTGAGGAGCTTGTCTTTTTTCAGCTCCCTCTTCTTCTCTTTTTTTCCAAGCAGCTAGACGTTCGTTATATTCATCCAGCTTCATTGTAAAGCCACCCGGAAGTTGAACAATTTTCACTTTAGTCTTTTTCTTTTCATAAAAGTCACAAATTAAAATGACTTTTTCCTTTTTTTGGGTTCTATAGGACCATCTAAACCCCGTATTTTCACCGTAGAATTTAATCTCACTGGTATTGATATCCGGAAAATCATTTTTAAATTCTTCTAATGTTTTTGGATATAATTCAAAAGCAAAACGTCCGTCACTTTTACTGGGATTTCTCGCCAACGGGTCAAATCCAGTTAAGCAAGGATTAAATACCTTACCAAAACGAATGACTTGTTTAAAAGTCATCTCATTTTCATATTCAGTCCAAACTTTATAAGCACTAAATCCACCGCCCATGGTATCTCTTAAAATTTGGAATTCAGTACCATTTTTATTAGCCTGGTCGATCTGGTGACGCATAATTCCTTCAACTAATTTCACCTGCTCTGGATGAACGGGGGCCCCATCTTCTGCTGAAACTTCAATATCTGGTTGTTGCTGTAGAAACTCTCCCCACAGTCTCGACAAATGCGATTCACAAATATTAAATTCAATAGAGGGTTTTCCAAGCAGAGCTAGAGTAGACTTCTCATCATCGGATTGAGTCGTTTCGAAGGTAAATCGCTTCATCACATTAAAGCGGTCAATATTGGGTTTAAAATATTCCCTTTCTTCTTCTACCATTTTTTTAATACGCGGTAATTCGTCTTGATATTTTTTGTCTACCATCTTGAGTTCTGCCTTATTTGTTGTACTTTTTGGAAGGGTGCCATGATCCTTTGCGCGAGCTCTTCATCATTGACACGGTTAGGATTCGTTTGATAAATAACGGTTTGATCAATTAATGCGATCTTTACAGCATCGTATAAAGTATCGGCTATATCATCATGTGCTTGTGTCGCATTATTTGTAATTGATTCACAATGAGTAATACATTTTTTTGTATGCTCTCCATCCATGGGTAAAGAAATTCGCTTTGATGCCTGAATATGTTGGATTGATAAAAACCGAGCCGTTTTGTTTCCGGATGCTTTTGTTCTTTCGATATCGATAACCTTAAGTCCCTGCATCTCTTTTAAAACGGACAATAAAGTCACGCCCGTGCTTTTCTTCTCAATCGCCGCCATATAGGGCTTCACTTTGCAATTACGCATACACTTAGCGTAAAAATCCATAAATTCAGAATGAAGGTCTTTAGGTTCTATACGAATTTCTCTGCAATCAATCCAGTGCAAACCATAAATATCGGTTTCAATTTCGTTTTGAATTATTTTGTAAAGACCCCAAAAGCTAAAAACCGTCGCGTCGTTGGCATCCTTTGATGTTTCGGCGGTATCAGCCGTAATAAAGGTCGCTAGGTAATTCGGTTCATAATCAAGTAATGGAAAGTCGGCGCCTACAAAAATACCGCCTCCATCGGGCTGTGGTTCTTGCTGACCTTGCGACCAGAACATATATTTGTTCTTGGCTTTCTCAATGAGCCAATCCTGCTTACTTTTTTTCTCTTCGTCTAAAACATTTCCCGCATCATCAATTGCTTTTAAAACTATTTTTTTCCACTGGTAGCCGTCTTCACCCGATAAAAGAAAACCCGCTAAATCTAATTGATGAAGTCTTTGGCCAATAAATATAAACCCGACATTATTACCGCGAGGTCTGGGCTTAATAGTTTGGTTATAAATACGCTTAACGGTTTCTCGAATGGTAGGACTATGAACTTCATCGGGTTCATGCATATCATCCATAATGACGCAACCCGAAAACCGAGATAGGTTGGGTAATACAGCATCTTGACCCGTTACTGCACCCTTGCTTCCATATGCCCTAACGCACCCACCGGCCATCGTTTTGAAATTATCTTTTGCAGAAGAATCTCTTCGAATTTCAATCCCAAATAACTTCTTATAATGAGGCATCGAAAGAATTTCTTTAATTTCGGCGGTATGGGTAGCGGCTAAGCTATGCGTGTGACTAATATAAAGAAAATTGCTATCAGGATAATGGGCCAATGCCCAGGCGATAAAGTGTTTAAGTAGAACGCTTTTACCATGCCCAGGAGGAATATTAATAATGACTCTTTTAGTTTCGAGCTTGAAAAATGAAGTGAGTTCACGACAGATGGTAATATAATGCGACTCTCGACCAATCGGATGACTTAACTCAAAGTCTCGCCCCGTCCTTAACTTGTAGAACGTTTGAGTAAATAATAGCAGTGAGCCCAAAAGCTCATATTTTGTTTTTTCGATGTCTTCCAATTTAATTTTCCTTTACAAATCAAATTTGCAGGATTATCTTTAAATTGGATGAGCTCCTCTATAATGGATTAAAAGCCTGACTTAAAACGTCAGGCTTTTTATTATCTTGATTATAAAGTCGGCTGTTTAAATCCATTAAACAACGCAAACAAATATAATCCCCCATTTTAATGTGCTTCCCTTCTGTTTTGAAGTTCAGCAGGCATACTTTCCCACAGCTAAAGCAATTATTTTTAATAGGATCGTTCATATTTCTTTTTAACTTCTTCTGTGGCCTTTATTACTTCTGTAGCAACAATATCAAGTTTGCCATTTAAATCTATCTTATCGGGTTCATAGTGACCGAGCATTTTATTAATTTCAGAAATGGCGCGTACCTTTTCGCTATTTTCACCATTTAGGGCAACTTCTTTGAGTTGTTCTAAGCACCATTCTTTATCTATTCCGATCTTCTTTTCCATCTCTTTTAACCTTTTTGCTATCAGCTCCTTGACCCTAGGCTTGTTAAAAAAAACATAGGCCTGACTGTTGGCGTAAAGATCTGAATAACCGTGCTCTAAAAAAGCCTTTACCTGGCTCTTTCCATTATTTAAGTAGCTATCGATTATCGACAAATCCTTTGCCGTCAATTCTTTTGGCGGCCTAGTCCCCGACGTGTACATCTGTCTTCCTTGGTCGACCGCGTTGTTTTTTTTCGGTTACCTCGGTTAAGTCATCTATATTAATTAAAGGGTCGGTAGTTGATTTATAAATAGGCTTAGGTGTAGATGGATCAGTGTCTTTATAAAAAATAACATTGCTTTCGACGCTTTCGACTTTTCCAAGACCTCGACACTTAGGACACTCAATGAAAATACTGCCAATATCTCTAATCTTTTTTCCGCCCCCACAGGTCGCACACATAATCAAAGCGTTAGACATGCTAGTTCCTTGTAAACTTAATGTTTAATTAATAGTTGACATATATCATGTATTTTTTGATTTTGCAATACTAGAATCAATTACATAGCAAGTTATAGTTAAAAACCTTTTGCATCGAGGGCAATATAAACCCTTTACCTCGAATAAACGCTTATGACCAAATAACTTACAGATTAGTTTTTTTAACATCATTATATAAAACTCCATTAGGAAATTTTAACCAGAAAATAGTTTTAGCGCATAAATTACAATAAACATAAATAGTATTATTAGAATAGCAATAATAATCTTTAAACTTTCTATGACCTAATAGCTTACAGATTAGTTTTTTAAGTAGCATAGTTTCTAGCCCTATTCATCTCTGAAATTGAATCTTCCATCCATTTTTTTATAAATTTCGAGTTCTCAAGCCTCATTTGCTCTTCTTCTCTTTTAAGCAGCAAAATCTCAATAATTCCAAAATATATTTTATCATCGCAATTTTTGCACTTATAGTAACCATGAAGTCTTTCATGGATATTTCCCCTAACCTCAAGAATCGCCTTATAGTCATGCTTATAAATCTTACAGATTATTTTTTTTAACACCGACAACCTCACTATCTGAATGCCCGTTGCTACAATAATAATAACTTTCATAGTGGTCTAGTGGAGAGTGGTATTTGCCATTTTCATCATAGAAAGGACGTCTATAAACAAGGTCGACTAATCGTTCTTCGTAGACATGACTTTTTATTCCTTGAGTCTGACACTTTTTACAGATCATGCTCCAACCTCTTCACTTCTTTAACTTCTTCGCATTTTCCAATCCATCGATGCTCCATCAACTCATCAACCGCCTTACAAACTTCTTTCAATTTCTCAGCAAGATACTTCGATTTATCATTACCTTTAAAAATAGGCTTACCATCGAAATACATGTATTCGTTATTGTTGGTTACTTTCAGGTCGAAATCTAGTTTTTTAGTCATTTTTGTTCCCGCAATCTGGGCAGTAAGGAAAATTATAATCTTTGTAGAAAAAACAACCGCCGTCTTTAGTTATAGTTTCTGAATTTTTTTTAATCCCAGGGGCGCAAGAAGGATATCGGCACTTTTCGCGCTTCCCTTCCTTCTCCGATTCAGGTTTTTTAGATTCGAGTTTTTCGAGTCTTTCTGCATGATTATCTCTTACCTTAATAATAAGGTCTTTCATCATGTTATTAACTGTATCTTGTTGTTCAAGTTGGCATTGAACGTCGTATAAACGCCTATGTAAAATATCATTATCTGCTTCGAGCTGTTTTTGTTTATCCCATATTTCAGAAGAAGGGTGTTTAGGCTTCCCCCATAGTGGTATCGCCCCTATGGGACAATCATGATAACCTTGAGCACCGCACATATTACATTGCTGAACTTTTTGCATCTCACACCTCCGTCACTATTTCTTGCTTACCGCCTGAATATCATCAAGAAAATTATTATCATCTCCTTCGTTTCGGCAAAACGTGACAGCTTCATGATGGTACTTAATAATTACTTCGCTACCGGTAGTCAAAGCATCCTGAGCTTTCTTCAGTAAATCTTCATTTTCAATAACAAAATTAAATGGTGTTACGCCAAAAGAACCAGATCCACCATTCATTCCGCCTCTAATTAGCTGAACTTCCCAAGTTTTGCATATCACTCCTTCTTTGGCTATTTTAACGATAGAACCAATTTTCTCTCCTGCTCCTGTGGTCCAGCAGGCTGATAAAAATAAACAGGCTATTAAAATTAATAAATATCTCATCTCTCTCTCCTTTTGTTTTTAAACTTCTCAATCTCTCTCTTAACCCTATAAACCTCTTTCCTGCTCACCATAAAACAGCAACCACACTCCGAAACTCTTACCGTCTTGAAGTGTCCTGCTTTAATCAATGCTTGCATCCTGCGTACAGAGACAACTAATATCTTGGCGGCTTGTCTCGTTGTAATGTCGTCCATGTCATTTATTTTCATCCATCAATTTACTAACTCGTCTATATTCTAAATAATCTTTTATTAATGGCCAAAAGATATCAGAAAGCACATATCCTAATAAAAATGCAATGATTGGAATAAGAAAGATCATTTGTTTTCGCTCTTATAAGTTAAGATCGCTTGTAACTGAACCTTCTCTTTATCGGTTAACGCGCATATCTTCGATTTTTCGATTAACCGACTTGCAAGATTTTTCATGTCTTTAAAGTCTTTTTTCTTTCTGAAGAGTCTAATTAGTTTACTTAACATTCTTACCTCTTTTTTTGGGCTTGTTTAATTTATTAAGTTGTTTTTTGAACAATGAAATTGCTACCTTAATAGACCTAATGTTATCTTTTAGTTGAATGATGTTCTTCTCTTCTTGAGCGATCACCTTCTTAAGGTCTTTCTTGCTAAGAGTCAGAGCCTCAGCCTTTGTTTCTTCAATTAACATTCTTGTAGTTTTATCTAACTTTTTCATTTTTCTATCTCCTGTATTTTTATCCACTTAACACTCAATATCTTCAGATGTTCACTGTGCACAACCAGTCTCTGATTAATCAATTCATGTGCATCTCTGAGAAATAATAACGCTTTCCAGTTTTGATCTAATCTATCATTAATCTTTTCTTTATTAAATTCTCTCTCAAGCTTTTTCATGCTAATTGCTAATGCGAAGACCGCTAGTGCTAATAAGATCTGTGATATGGTGATTAAGATCATTATTCGCTCTCCGGCGGTTCTGGTAGTGGTTGCCAGTGGGTTACTTGCTTATCCGCAAATCTTCCGAGATGCTTTATAAACGGCGAAATAATTCTTTCAGACTCTATTCCATAGTTACAAAAAACTAAGTACCGATTATGAATTATTTCTGTTTGTCGAAGAGGTTCAACATAAATAGTTATTTATTCTTCGTCGGGCAACCGATCTTTAACGCTAATCCACTTACTCATCACCATTACTCAGCGTTACTTTTCCGTCGTAGGGTTTGAATGCATTTTTTCTCCAGTAAGTACAATACTCCCTGTTTGTAATCGAAACACCTTCGAATATTTCATGATCATTGTCATAACCACGAAATGCCCAAACAATATTTTCACCATTATTTTCAAAAGTAACTGATTTCACCAACAGCGGATATTTCCACTCTTTCTTCTTATCTTCGATTTCTATTTTCATGGTTTGTTTCTCCTGTAAATTTTCCCATTTTGCTATTTCTATGTTATGTAGAACCCAACGGCCGAACATTTCTCTATCATCATCTTTCATGGGTTTTTTCTTATGCTGTTCAATGATTTCTTTTTTTAACTTTTTCCATTTTTCAATTTCTTGGGTATGAAAACCCAATGCGTCCATTGAAATAAACGCCGACTTACTACCAAAACAAGAAGCGAAGTAAATGGAATAAAGTAGATTCTTAGCTTCTTTATGACTTACTATAAACTTATCAATCATTTCTATACGATCATCACTCATCTTTCACCTCTTCTTCTTAACCTTCTTAACCTTCTTAACCGATTTCTCAAGATCTTTTATTGTTTTTACAACCAAACTAATTACATATTTATCATATTCTATGCAACTCATAAGATCTTTCAGATGATCTCTTAATGATTTAATTGACCAATCACACGTATTATTTTCAAACGATTCTTTGATTCCTTTGCGCTCTTTAACGCTTAGTTTAACTTTCGGTAGTTTCATATATTCCCCTCTTTTAAATAAAAACAAAGCGCAATACAAGCTTATCTAGATCGCTTGCAGGGTGCGCTTTGCTTGTCTTTTTTGTGTCTTGAGTAGACAAGGAGACTATACGCAACCGCGTATAACATTGTCAAGTTGACAAGTGATTTATTTTTTGTGAAAGTGTGCGTGACATGAGGATAAATAAATGATCAAAGTTTTTGAATTCGAAGGTGCTGAGTGTTTGCTTATTATGGCTCTACTCATAGTATTGAAAGCATTTGCCTATATTACCTTGTCGTGGTTTTGGATTATTATGTTCCCGTTCATCCCTTTCATCCCTATTTTTTTATTTTTGGGAGTATATTTGCTGCCATTTGCGTTTATTATTGCGGTTGTTTCGATTCCTTTTACAATAATAGGCGGTTTAATTTACTTACTGGTTAAGATGATTTGAGGATAAATAAATGAATAAAAAATGTAGAAAATGCCTAATCCGGGTGTACTCGGATGACATAGAGTTCAGTTACGAAGAAGACACTAATGACTATGGCGATGGGTGTTTTAAATTCCCGCACTGCCCTAATTGCGGATATAAAAATAGTCATGAATGCAAACCACTTTTACCACAAGAAGAGGATGCAGAAAATGTCTATTAACAAATGCCAAAGATGTATTGCCGGAATATTCGGTTTTGAATTTGCTTTTCACGATGCTGAAAATAAAGAAATAGAAAATGAAGAAACTTTCGATCCAGACTTTCCATACTGCCCTAGGTGCGGGCACGAAAATAAGGATAAATAAATGAGCTTAAGATTAGAGATTATATGTAATTTAGAATCGTTAGTTAAAAAATTAAAAAATGGATGCACCAACGCATGCCAAATATCGGGAAGAGATGGTATGAGGACAAGTGCCATTTGTCAGTGCGGGCCACTATGCACAATCAGAGAGTTAGGAAAATATGCCAACTGGATTGAAAAATCTAAAATTAGAAGCTGGGAAGAGGATAAATAAATGATCAAAGTTTATGAATTCAACTGAGTTGGGTGTTTCCTTATCATGGCTCTCATCATAATATTGAAGGCATTTTCCTATATTACGTTGCCGTGGTTTTGGATTATCGCATTACCATTCATCCCTATTTTTTTATTTTTGGGAGTATATTTGCTGCCATTTGCGTTTATTATTGCGATTATTTCAATGCCTTTTGCAATAGTTGGCGGTTTAATTTACTTATTGATTAAGATAATTTGAGAGGATAAATAAATGTTACTCATAATCGCTCTACTTTTCGGATTTTTTATAACTACAATGTTATTCCCATTTATTAGAAATGGATTTGTTTTGATATTGGTATCTATTTTAATTAATTTTATTTTTATCTATTCACTAAAATATTTATTTCATTTGTGAGGGAATTTATGCTACCGATAGAAAAACAAAAGCCACTCTGGTATCCATGCTGTAGTGAAATGGAATTATCCAAAATTTACGGATCGGAGTATATACACGCCAACACCATAGGGCATCAATGCGTAAAATGCCAAACAAGAACAATCTATTTACCGTACGCACTTTTGTAGTTTTTAAAGAAATGCTGTGTTTTTTGATTAATAGAAAGAAAAGGAGGCTGTAAATGCTACCACTAGAAAAACAAGTCTGTAGGCTTGAATACGCTAAGAAATTGAAAGAGCTTGGGGTTAAGCAGCACGGCTATTTTTATTATATTAAATATCTATCAGGCAGTATCGGTTTAATATCTATCGTTGACGAAGATACACGAATATATGCTCCATGCTGCGAGACTTGGGACGCCTTCACTGTTGCAGAGCTTGGCGTGATGTTGCCCCATATCTTAACCATCAACGGTCACGAATATGATTTAAGGCATTATAAATTACAAGATGAAGGCCATTCATTCTGGGCGCCGACTTATTTTAATGCCCATGTCGATATAGATACCGCAGTTAAAGATGGGATGATGAAATATGATAAGGGCTCAGATAATGAATTTTATTCAGCTTTTATAGCTTACCCATACTTCAAGCATGATACTGATGCTGGCGAATGGATGAAATTTAGTGAAGCCGATAACAGAGCTTTTTTATTAATATCACTTCTGGAAGATAAAATAATCACAGTGAGCGAGATCAATGAGAAATATTGAAAAAATAATGACGATTAGCATACCGGTCTACGATGAGCATGTAGTTATCAAATATCCTTTTAATGCTGCAAAAAACGAAATTGTTTGTATTTTTGAAACCGCGATCGCTATTCTTGAAGCAAGATTACGGATGCAAGAAAGGGAAGGCAAGGATAATAAAAAAATATTTGATGATTTTGTTAAGAGTATTTCCGAAAGCAAACTTAACGAGGATAAATAAATGCAAGATCAAGACGAAATGAAAATTTATTTCTATGCAACTTTACTGTTGGTATTCCTGAACATGTACTTGATGAGATATTTGATGGTGATCGAATCGAAAGTGAAAGCGCTTGAAGATGAAATGTCGAGACAGCATCAGCGCAATTTTGGGTTGAGTTGGGCTTGATGATGAACAAACAAAAAATAGAGTTACTTACAAAACTGATCAATGCGCAGGCTGTGGATGCGGCAATATGGGAATATGAAGGCGTATATGTGCCCTACATACAAGATCAAATGCGATTACTGCATCAGATTGCAGAATGCGAAAAAAAGAGCAATCTTGCTCGGTTAGAAGCTAGAGTTGATAATTATATTAAGGATATTGTTAGATGAGAGAAATTAAATTCAGAGCTTGGCTGAAAGATTGGAAGCGTATGGTTTATACAAGCCCCCCCGCGTCGGGAGGTGATAGTGGTTATGGCGGAGACCATATAAAATATATTGATTTTTGGGATAACTCATTATTTTCTCATCATTCAAATTATTGGTTTAATCACCCCGATCAAGAAAATCTCGAAGATAAAGATGCATGCATTTTAATGCAATACACCGGCCTCAAAGATAAGAATGGTGTAGAGATTTTCGATGGGGATGTTGTAAGAATCGAGAAATTTAGAAACGCAGAAAAACACGAGGGCCTGCATCACTGGACTGAAGTTAATATAGTGAGATACATTCCCCCGGAATTCTTGATGATTTGTTTAAAAACATCAGATTCTACTAAAACTGCTATGCATGAATCATTTAAAAATGTTAATTCGTATAGAGATACTATTGAAATCATCGGCAACATCTACGAAAACCCAGAACTACTAGAGGTAAAACCATGAAATCTTTTGCTGAATTCCTGGACTGCTGTAAAGATCCCCAATTTAGATGGGATGGTTTAGCATCGGGCGGTGTCAGGTGCCAAAATTGCTCACATCCCGTAACCAAAGAAGCAATTACCAATTATAAGAAATATACTTGTGATTATCTTGGAATAAAGACTGAATTATCAACTGAAGAATTGATACAGATCGGTAAAACCCATAATTATTAGAGGTAAAACCATGAAATTTGAAGGAGCGCCCAGCGAATAACTTTTCTCCGGCTATACTCCTTATTTTAAAGGAGGAACATAAATGGAATTTAGAAACTATGTTAATAATGACACTAACAAATCACTCAGGATATTAATGTCGAACTTACAGCTGACACCTAAAGAAATGCATGAGATCGTAGGCATGCACATGAGTTACTTTATAGCATGGATTACGGGCGAGTTAATCATGCCAGATTACTCTATGCGTATCGTCAAAACAAAATTACTCAGCTATCTATGTGATAAACCAATAGGCTTAAAAGCACGTAAAACATACCGATGTTTGCAAACGCATGGGATGGGTTGGACGAATAGATTAAGCAAGTCTAATGTGATAAAAGCTAAGAAATATGCGCAGTAATGTAACAAGCCCCAGCCAGATAAAATCATCTCACAAGTTAATTTTATTTGGGGCTTGTTGGGTATAAGATATTGTTATTCTTTGATAAAAACAAGGGGTAAATGATGAGTCTTTATAAAATGATACTTGGCAAAAACAGATGCGATATATTGCTTGCTTGCCTAGGTTTTAAAATAAATGATATACCTCGTTTTAGAAATTGCTATGCGCTAGAAGGTAAAATTGTCATCTACACAAGGACGGGCGGCGGTAATCGCCAAACTTATGAAAACAAGGAAATGAGGCTTAAAACGTTTAAAGAATGGGGGGATGAAGATTATGAAGGATGTGAATATCACGGCCCATTTAATGATGATTTACGTAAGAATCCTCATTACTTGTCTGATTATGACAATGATTATGATGAGACTTATGCTTATTTTAATTTTAAATATCCCGATGAATATAAATCTGATTTAGAAGCAATTGAAAAAGAAATCGATGGTTTTTCTCCTACGGAGAAATTTAAAATATTGATAGATAAAAATAGGTGAATGATGCCGATTTTTAAAGGCAATAAAGAAACACTCGGCTATACTCCGCTGTGTGAGAATTATGTTTGCTGTATTTGCTTTGAAGAGCTTGCGGATGAAACGATTTATCGGAATGAATTTGGATCTCCTAGTGACTGTTGTAAAGATTGCTACGAAAATGAAGATCCAGAAAATATAGAGAGGTAAGCATGACTAAACATATATTTACGCCGCACCAATACGCTCAAGAGATTGGAAAACAAATTCAAGATGAGATTGTTAATCAAATAACGGATGACTATAATAAACTAGCTATACTAAATAATCTGCAAGCTGAACGCATCAAAGAGCTTGAAAACGATCTATCGACTAAGATGCGAGCTTTAGAAAGATGCAGAGAAACTCAATCAAGAGTTCACGAAGAAAATAAAAAGCTCGCGCATCAAAATAACGTATTGGAATTTATTATAGATGATAAAGAAAAAGAAATATATTTTCAGAAAATGAAAATCAAAGAGCTTGAGGATGAAAATGAAAGTTTGAAGAGAATAAAAATAGATATCTAGCCTAAAAGTCTATAGTACGCTAGTTAAAATTGGTGGCAAAGTAGCACCGCAATCACACTCGGGAAACTTAATATACTTCTGTTGCCACACAAGATCGTATTTACCGCATCTTTTGCATACGTATAAATCATCGTAGTCTTTGTCAGTTAATGTAGTCATCAGAGCATCATGATCTTTAAATCCAGGTCCACCCTGCTGCACTCATGACATAACCTTTGCGGCTTGTCATACCATGGGATACTGGGATCATCATAATTAATGATAGTCCTATAGGGCTTATGGCAGTCTTTACAGTTAACCGTGTAACTCATGGCTAATATTCACCTGGCAGCTTTAATAATTGATTATCTAATTCCTGTCGTCTAAGCAATTGGCGATGAAAATCAAGGTTAGATCGCTCTTCATCGCTTAGGCAAACATGCATTGATCCAAATAGTGGCTTGTTTAAGCGCACTAATTTGCGACAATCCTCGCACTGAGCATAGATTTTGTTATCAATTACTATCATAGCTAATATCCTACAAGTGAATGGCTTATTTCCTACATTGCGGAGGGTGGAATCGAACCACCGATCACTAGATTATGAGCCTAGCATGTTGCCGCTACACTACTCCGCTGTTATTTACAAAACAATTGTAACAGCCATAAACAAAAAACATTGGCGACTGCACTTGCCATACGGTATTGCATTTTTGACAAATATAACTAACTGGTTGCATTAATTTATTTACCTATGCTTATTCGAATTATGCATCATTGAATAATCCTACAAATCACCCAGTCCAATTATTATACACATTAAATAAAAAATAAATCAATTATCTTATTGACATACTGCTCAATGGGCATTATAGTGATCTTGTATCGTTAATTAAATCTAAACAAGGAGTAATTTAAAATGATACCCAAAACAATGATTCTATTGCTGGAAAAGCAAAGAAAAGATCACGAAGAAGAGATAGATTATTGGCGAGAGTGTTGGCTGAGTATTGAGGTTTTCGCAAGGCCTGGCATAACGAGGAACATTGAGTTTCTAAAAAATGAAATTCGTGGTCTACAAAAAACAATCGAGCTGATAGAAAATTATAATGCTTGTGAGGGTATAAAATGACCACAAACGAAGAACTAAAAAAACTCTCGACAGATCGCGACCTAACTGGCTACGCAATTGCTAAAATCCTCTAGATAATCGAACGTACCGTCTATAACTGGCTCTCCCCTCCTCACAATACGAGCTATCGAGAAATGCCCTCTATCGCTCTTCAGCTCCTCAAATTAAAGCTAAAAATAAAAAACGTTACACGTGGAACAATCAAGTAAAACTTTAACTTAAAAATATAATAAATTAATTAATAACGATTTTAAATAATTTCGCTTGAGAGATTAAATTTACGATCTGGCTTTGAAAAAAGGTCTTTAGAGAGATTAAATCTCCAGTCTGCCGTTTTAAAATCGTTATAATAAAAAACATACCAAGCAAAAACATATTCACCCCCTCTCACTTGTTTTGTTTCTTTGTGTTTTTCTGTTTCAAAAACTAAAAATTCTTCGACTTGATGTTCATCAACAATTTGGAATCGTCTAAAAATATATCGTCTTCCGCGTTTAGCAATTATGTTGTAAATCCAGTTATTTTTTTCTTTGCAATCGCAAAGCCAGCGAATGGGTATAATTTGATCAAGTCGACGATAATAAATGTTTAAAGTTTGAGCATTTATGCACATATTTTTAAAAACTCTGCATTTTGAACCTTAATTATACTTTCAGAATTAATCTAGGAAGCACCAGGTGCCCGCTATTGAATTTAAATTTAAAGTTAATGGTTTCCATAGTGTCCAATGAATATCGTTTAAATTTGGCCTGTTTTATCGCATTGCTCGCATTTGCAATTTTTATGATGAGGGGCATTAACCTTGCCGTTAAAATTATTCCACTGGGGATTTTCGTAAATTGGCTTGGGGTATGTTTTCTTAGCAATTGCTTTCTTGGGTAAATAATCTTCATATTTTTTTTCAGCGAGCCATTTTTTCAAATATGCCATCTTCGGCCAACCCACGGAATCAACTCTACGCTTGTGATTTTTTGCGGCTTGAATTAATTTGTCGGTAAATTCTTGAGGATTATTTTCCAGTTTAATTAATTTTTTAAATTCCGCCAATGCCGCTGGTTTCTCTCCGATCGGAGAATCATAGTTTTCACAAAGACTCATAAACAATGTTTCCGATAATTCGGGGAGCCCCTTGCGATTATCTTTATTATCGGAAGTATTGTGAGCGATTTTCCCTTTAGAATCAATAACTTGCATTTTTTTAACGCTGTCAAAATCTGAACATTTATCAATTTCGTTCATTTTATGAGCTAGATTTCCCTCCCCAATCTCACACACAAGGGATTCAACCTCGCAGTCGTTTGGCGCCTGAGATCTAGATGCTACGTATGAATTGTGTGTGTGTGTATTAATAATCCTATTAATCCTATTATATATATAAGTACAGACCGGAACGGAGAGACCTATCTGCTTTCCGGTCTGCTTATTCCATACCGGAACGTAGAGACCTATCTGCCTACCCCAGACCGGAACGGATAGACCTATCTGTTCTTTGGATGGCAGACCGGAACGGAGAGACTTATCTGCTTTGTCTTTGTGATTTAGATATCGATCGTATACATGACGGCTAATTTGTTTTAGACGTTTTAAATAAAAATAATCGTTTATTAAATAAACATAAGATTTTCCGTTGCCTTGCCGAATGGCTGCAATTAATCCTTTTTTTACTAATTCAGAGGTATATTTTCTAATCGACCTTTCGGTGCAAGAATTTCTGCGCGCTAAAGCTTCTTGGTTGGTTTCAACATATCCATATCTCCAGCACAT